TAATGCTCTACTTGTGGTTGAAAATGCTAACGTCGGTTGGGATGTCGTTAATACCATAATTGAGAAAGGATATCCTAAAATGTACTATTCACCTAGAGCATATGGTGACATGAGTATGGATAAGTGGTTAGATAAAATGGATTCAAACCAAACAGTTCCTGGATTTACTACATCAGTAAAGACAAGACCACTTGTTATCTCCAAAATGGAGGCGTATATTCGAGATAAGCAATTCATCTTCCATTCAAAGCGCTTATTAGAAGAATTACGTGTATTCGTTTGGATGCATGGTAAAGCACAAGCACAAAATGGGTATAATGATGATTTGGTAATGTCGTTAGGTATGGGATTATTTACTAGAGATACTGCAATGAAATTCTACGAACAAGGTATGAATTTAACTAGAGCAGCAGTTGACGGTATAGTAAGAACAGGTGGTGAAGGAGAATATTTCGGACCTGCATTACCCAACGGAGCTCAAAACCCTTATTTACTCAATAATGGTCAGGGACAATTCGAAGATATAACATGGTTGTTAGGTTAATAAATATTTATTGATATAATAAAAACACAAAATGGCTGAATTAAACAATAACGCTCCAGGGTTATTCACCCGATTAACTCGTCTGTTCAATACAGATGTAATCATTAGAAACGTTGGAGGAAATCAATTAAAGGTTACTGATGTTGATAGAATACAAGCCTTTGGTAATGTTAAAACAAACGCATTAATAGATAGATTCACTAAGTTGCACCGCTACGGAGCTAATATGCCGTACAATCCAACAATGAACTATGCTACACTTCGTATTCAGTTATATACTGACTATGAAGCAATGGATACGGAATCAATTATCGCATCTGCATTAGATATTTTAGCAGATGAATCTACATTAAAAAATGAAATGGGTGAGGTGCTTCAGATTAGAAGTGCTGATGAAAATATTCAAAAGATATTATATAACTTATTTTACGATATATTAAACATCGAGTTCAACTTATGGTTGTGGACTCGCAATATGTGTAAGTATGGTGATTTTTACTTACATATGGAAATTGCTGAAAAGTTTGGTATATATTCTGTAGTACCATTGTCGGTTTATGACATGGTTCGTGAAGAAGGTCAAGATCCTCAAAACCCATCTGCAGTAACATTTAAGATTGATCCAATGGTCATTGCGGCTGGTGGTATATCTAATCGTGTTAAAGATAGAGATGGTAAAATTAAATTTGAAAACTATGAAATAGCGCATTTTAGGCTATTAACTGACGCTAACTACTTGCCTTACGGGCGCTCGTTTATAGAGCCTGCTCGTAAAACTTACAAGCAGTATGTGTTGATGAAAGATGCAATGTTGTTGCATCGTGTAACACGTGCCCCGGAAAAACGCGTATTCACAGTTGACGTAGGTAATATTCCTCCAAATGAGGTAGATGCATACATGCAACGTTTGATGCAGAAGATGAAAAAAACACCTTACATTGATCAACAAACTGGTGAATACAATCTTCGCTACAACTTGATGAATATGATGGAAGATTTCTATCTACCAACTCGTGGTGATAGAGCATCAACAAAAATCGACACAATTAAAGGATTAGAATATAATGCAATCGATGACGTAGTGTTCCTACGTGATGAGATGTTAGCTGCCCTTAAGGTACCTAAAGCATATTTTGGATTTGAAAAAGATTTAAGTGGTAAAGCTACATTAGCTTCTGAAGATATTCGTTTTGCTCGTACAGTTGAGCGTATCCAACGTATTATTTTATCTGAATTATATAAAATGGCTTTAGTGCATTTATATGTACAAGGCTATGATGGTGACGCATTAAATAATTTTGAATTAACATTAACTACACCATCAATCATATTCGAACAAGAAAAGATTGCATTGTGGAAAGAAAAAGTTGACTTAGCTAAACAAATGCAAGACACTAACTTAATGCCTTCAGATTTCATCTATGATAAAATCTTCCAATTCAGTGAAGATCAATATGATGAGTTCCGTGATTTAGTTATTGAAGATAAAAAACGTACATTCCGCTTAGGCCAAATCGAAAATGAAGGTAATGACCCAGCTAAAACTGGTAAGTCATATGGTACACCACATGATTTAGCTTCATTATATGGTAAAGGTAGAATGGGACAAGGTACACAAGATATACCTTCCGGATACGATGAGAAACGTGAGGTAGGTCGTCCTGAAGAAAAAGTATCTATAGCTAATACACAACAAGATCCATTAGGTAAAGATAGAACTGGCAGTATTGAAAATGGAGCTTTATATACAGCTAATAATCCTGAAGAATCAGGTACACCAAAAGGCGGATCACCATTAGCAATAGCTGAGGTGTATAAAAATAAAGTTTTATTAAATTCAATTCCTAAGGGAATACGCAAGGAAATCGTATTTGGACCTGATCAAGAACCATCATTACTTAACGAAAACAATATTAAGGGCATATAACGACTACATATTTATAGGTAGTGCACACTTACACTATGAAAATAAAACACAGCAAATACAAAAATACTGGTATATTATTTGAACTTCTAGTGCGCCAAATTGCATCAGACACTGTGTCTGGTAAAGATTCGGCTGCTATCAATATTGTTAAAAAGTTTTTCGGTAAAACTGAATTAACTAAAGAACATAAACTATATCAAGCATTAATTACATCTAAGGCATTAACAGAAGGTAAAGCGGAATCATTAATTAATTCTGTATTAGAAATATCTTCACGTTTAAACAGAACAGCTTTACGTAAAGAAAAATATAATCTTATTAAAGAAATTCGTGCTCATTACGACATTGAAGAATTCTTTAAAGCAAAAATTAGCAACTACTCACAATACGCTGCTGCGTCTAATTTGATTGAAGCTCATGGCTCACTAGAGTTCATTGAGCCTTCTCAAGTTATAGATAACAAAGTAACATTACTTGAACATATTACTCGTAAAGAAGTTAATGTTGAAGATGTTAAAGATCGTGTATTAGAAGAATATAGTAAAATGGATACGGGTACACGTATATTAGCATACAAAATGTTATTAGAGAAATTCAATGAGAAATATTCTACATTATCTCAAGCACAAAAATCAGTATTAAAAGAATATATTAATAATGTTACTAATACTGTTAAATTAAGAGAATTTGTTAATGAACAATATGTTCAGATTAAAAAATCATTAATTGAACTTACACCTAATGTTGTTGATAAAACTGTTCAAATTAAATTGAACGAAGTTCTTAATTTTTTAACTCCATTAGATAAGAATCAAAATGTAAAGGATGAAAATATTATTTCTCTTTTACAATATCATCAATTAGTAGCAGAATTAAAAGCCATTAAATAGTGGATAAACTAAAAGAATATATTAAAACATTAGTACGTGAGTTGTTAGATGAAGAATCTGCATCTGGCGATGCTGGTGGTTATTTAACTCCAAACGCATTTTCCCCTAAAGGTCAAAAGACAAATGCTGCTACAGCACAAGCTATGAGATCTGGATTTAAAAAAGCACCTGGACTTCCTAAAAACTCTAAAGTACTTGACTATAAGGAATTATGGAAAGGTAAAAAATCAACCATGAACGAAACAATAGAAAAAATAATTCAAGAAGAATTGTTAAACGAGGCAACTTATAAGCAATTTAAAAAAGAAGTTAAACATAGAACTAAAGCTGAGCAATTACATAAGGCAATGCGTGAGGTAAAGAAAAAAATCAATGAAATTGATCGTATAGTTGATTACACACAACGCATGAAACAAGAATTAAGTGAAGGTGATGGTGTTGCTTATTGGGGTAGAACAGAAAAAGCTGTATCTCAAATTGCAGAAATGGTAAGTCATTTAACTAATAAAATAAATAATCTTAAACAATAATGGCAAAAGCTAAAGCAGCTTCTTCTAACAAAGTATCATTTGGTAAAAGAAAACAAGGGCCCGGTTCTCAACAAAAATCTTATAACAAACACTCTCCAAAGCCAAAAGCTTATAGAGGACAAGGTAGATAACATATGAAAAGTATAAAACAACAGTACATCGATTTAAAAGAAGGTAAAATGTCACAAGCAAATTTCATGAGAAATTTACGTATGACTATTCCTCAACATGTAACTAATGTAACATCATTTAGTGATGCAGTTAGAATCCTTAAAAATAAGGGTATCATAAATGAATCATTTGATCCAGCTCAAGATGCAGAAAATGCTAAATACAAATCTCCAATGGATAGAATGTATAATTCAGATGATTATGTAAAAGCTCAAAAAGATGAAAAAGGTAGTGACGATGATGCTGAATTTGATGCTATATTAAAGCAACTTGAAGATGAAATGGGTGGTGAAGAAGCAGTTAAAGGTCAATATGATGTAAATGAAGTAGAATTAACTGTTAGACAAGTTGTAGATAAATTTGAAGAATTATTAAGCAAAAATCCAAACGCTAAAGTTGAAGATCTTGCTAAAACATTAAATACAACTCCTCACGAATTAGCAAAAATTATTGGTATTCCTGATTTATACTCAGCTAAACCATCTATGAATGAAACTAAAGAAGTAGTTAATCCAAATAAAATTCATCCACAAGAATATACTATGGGGATGAAATATGAATTACAATGCTTTAATGGTGATAAGAAAAAAGCTGAAAAAGCTGTTTTAAAGAACTTAACTAAAGATTCTTTTTATTATACTGTATTAAAATTATCTGGTAATGATATTCATAGAGAAAAAGCTACTAAACCAGAAGTAGTTGCTAAAAAGAAAAAAGCTGTTAAACCAGAATTAGTTGATAAAGCTAATGGTATGGCTAAGGTTAAAATGCCTAAAATAGTTAAAGAAGAATTAGAAATTAACCCACAGGGTGGATTACAACCACAAGGATTTCCAGTAGCTGCTGATGTAGATAGAATACTTAAATTTATGAAGGCAAATAAAACTTTCTTAAGTTTACTTAAAAATCTTAATAGTATTAAAGAGTTTACAGATTTTTTTAGAGAATTATTACAACTTACAGATGTAGAATTAGATGCATTAAAAGTATCTGATACACAATTACAAAGTATATTTAGAAAAGCTGTATTAGATAAAAGAAAAGAAGATGGTGTTCCAAACCAAATATTCTCTAAAAACGCTAATATTCAAAAAGGTATAAATGATATTGGTGGTATTAAAGAAGCTGATGTTCCTCAAGACGATAAAGTTGAAGCTGAATTAGCAAGTGCTTTAAATCAACAACCAACATTAAAAAGAATTTTACAAAAAGTAGATTTACCTCAAGAAGTAAATGGTACTGTTAAAGCTATTTTAGATAGAACTAATCTTAAAAATATTCCTGATCAAATTATATTAGCTGCTTTAAGAAAAGTACTAAATGATCAACCTGGACCTTCATTTACATCACAATATGCTATTAATAAAAATGTTGGTAAACCATTACCAGATTTAAAAGAAAAATTAACAGCTTTAGTACGTGAAATGTTAGCTGAAGAAGCACCGTCAAAAAAAACTGCAGCTAGTGAAATAACAGCTAAAGCTGTAGATTATATTGATGATTATAACGAAGGTGAAGGTAAAGAATATAAAAAATCACAATTAGAAAATGTATTTGATTCATATGAAGATAAAGTAGGTCGTCGTTTTGATGACAGCGTATTTGAAGATGTAATTGATATGTTAAAAGCAAAGGGCTACACAATGTCTATAAAAGAATTTTATGATGGCCGTGATAATTTAGACGCAGAAAACGAAGTAAACTAATATGAAACAACTATTAATAGACCACACTCCATTCCACATTGCTAAAATGGCTATATCTGAAGCTAAAGTTTCAAGTGATGGCAGAATGCGTATTACAGGTAAATTACAAGAATCTGGAGTAAAAAATGGTAATGGTCGTGTTTATCCACCGGAGGTTTTGAAAAAACAAGTAGAAATTTATGCAAATGGTCCTGTAAAATCAAATACAGCAATGGGTGAATTAGATCATCCTGAATCTACAATTGTTAACTTAAATAATGTATCACACATTATTAATAAAGTTTGGTGGGAAGGTAATGATGTAATGGGTATATTAACATTATTGAATACACCATCAGGTAAAATTGCTCAAGAAATTATATTAGCAGGCATTCCATTAGGTATTTCATCTCGTGGTATGGGTTCTGTTAGACAAATCGGTGAAACTGTAGAAGTTCAAGACGATTTTGAATTGCTATGTTGGGATTTGGTATCAGTACCATCAACTCCAGGCGCTTATATGAAGTTGTCTGAAGGAAAACAAACACAAATTAACGCAGATTATAGTAAAGTAAACGGATTAATTACAGAAATTATTTGTAATGCAACTGGGGTTTGTCCTCTTTGTTAATATTTATATATATGAAAACACAAATCAACGAAATTAAAAGAATGCAGCAATTAGCTGGCATTATAAACGAATCACAACTAAATGAAGTTACATTAAGTCCAAATGAACAAACATTAGTAGATGCAATTGTTGGTGATATTAATGAAGCTATTGATCTGGGTAAAGTACTTGAAAAAGTTAAATTATTAGCTAATAAAGGTTTTCTTACAGCAGCTATGGCAAGTGCTATTTTAGCTTCTTGTGGTACAGCTGGTAATTCAAATGAAATGTTTAAACGTGAACTTGAAAATGCTAAAAAAGTGGATAGCATAGAAAACGTACAAAAATCAAGAATTGATAGTGTATCAAGCACTATTAAACCATAGTTATACCAACATATAAATAATTTTATAAGTAGTCGCGGTTTTACGTATCTACATATATTTATTGTTAGCCTACAATAGCTGCCGTTCTATGGCAGCTCGGTAATTAAAAAACCCACTATTAAGCTTGATTCAATAAGCTTATTTCCAAAATTAAATTTAAGGAGAAACACAAAATGAGTACAAACAAAGATTTGTTCAAAGAAGCTATTGCTGACGCTAAAGCCGTTCGCGAAGCCGCATTGACCAACGCAAAAGCTGCTCTTGAAGAAGCTCTTACTCCAAAGTTACAATCTATGATTGCTGCAAAATTGCAAGAAATGGATAATAACGATGAAGATGAGAAACTTGAAGAAGTAGACTACATCTCAGCTAATGACAAAAGCAAAGCTTCTGATATGATCAGAAAAAGAGCAATTGACGCAGGTCAAATGTCAGAAAGCGAAGAGTTAGAAGAAGACTTTGATTTATCTGCTATTTTAGCTGAATTAGATGCTGAGGATTCAGTAAATGAAGCTAAAGATGAAGATGAAGAAAAAGAAAAAATCAAAGAAGCTGAAGAAGAAGAAGCTGGTGAAGAAGTAGAAGTTGAAGACGAAGAGTCTGAAATGGAACCTACTGAAGAACCTGCTGAAGAAGATACAGCTGAAGGTGACAAAATTACTGATTTAACAGTTGACCAATTGAAAGACATTATCAAAGACATTATCTCTGCTGAATTAGAAGCTGAAGAGTACGAAACTCCAGGTGACGAAGAAGCTGAAATGGGTGGTGAAATGGGAGTAGATATGGGCGGTGGAGAAGAAGAAATGGAAGTTGCTGAAGATTTAGATGAAGTTGACTTAGAAGAATTATTAGCTGAATTAGATGCTTTGGATGAAGAAAAATCAGACGAAGACAAAATGTATGAAGCTAAGAAAAAAGAAACTAAGAAAAAAGAAGAAGAAGACGAAAAAACCGATATGAAAGAAGCTATTGATACAATCAATACTTTACGTAGCGAATTACAAGAAATTAACTTGTTAAATGCTAAGTTATTATTTGTTAATAAAATCTTCGCTGCTAAAAACTTAACTGAATCACAAAAAGTAAAAGTAATTGCTTCATTCGATAAAGCAACTACACCAAAACAAGCTAAAGAATTATTTGAATCTATTCAGAAATCTGATTTAGGTACTTCTAAGAAGTCTCAAATCAAAGAATCTATTGGATTCGCTTCTAAAGCAGCTGGTGTTGCTCCAAAAACAACAATAGTTGAATCAAATGATGTAATTGCACGTATGCAAAAACTTGCAAACATTAGATTATAATATTAATTAAAAACAAAAACTCGTTTAAAATGAACGTACAACAATTATTAGAATCATCAAACCAATACAAAGTGGTATCTGATGACGCAAAAAGATTGTCTTCTAAATGGACCAAATCTGGTTTATTAGAGGGAATCAAAAATGAAAACGATCGCAATACAATGTCGATCTTGCTTGAAAACCAAGCTAAACAATTAGTTTCAGAAGCTTCAGTAACAGGTGGAGCTGCAGGTACTGCAGGTGCTGGTTATAGCTCAGAAGGCTGGAACGGAGTTGCATTACCATTAGTTCGCCGTGTATTCGGTGAAATCGCTGCTAAAGAATTCGTTAGCGTACAACCAATGAACTTACCTTCAGGTCTTGTATTCTATCTTGATTTCAAATATGGCACTGGTGTTAGACCTTTCGCTGCTGGCGGTTCATTATATGGTGCTAACGCAACAACAAACGTAACTGATATTGCTTCAGCTTCATTATATGGTGCTGGAAAATTCGGTTATGCTTCAAACCAATTCTCTTCTTCAGTTGCTTCTGTAACTGGATCAGCTACAACTTGGTTCGATTTTAACAACGATGCTGATTACTCATCATCTTTCTCTACTTATAAGAGAGTATTAGTTCCATTACCTACAAATGTTGATGTAAACGCAATCCGTTCTTTCATCATCACTTCAGGTTCTACAGTAGCTACAGCTCAAAACTTACAAGCATTCACAGTGCCTACAGATATTACTAATACTACGGCTTCTTTCTTCATTACTGCTTCTGCTTTAGTTAACGCTACAGGTTCTTCAGTTGGTAACTTCCAATTGTATTACTCAGTAGCTCCTACAGCTGGTGCTCGTGGTGATTTTGAAGATGCTTCAGGTGCTGGTTTCCCTAACGCTCAAAGTGCTACTGCAATCGCTATCCCAGAAATCAATGTTCAATTGAAATCTGAAGCAATTGTTGCTAAAACTAAAAAGTTAAAGGCACAATGGACTCCAGAATTCGCTCAAGACTTAAACGCTTACCATAGTGTTGATGCTGAAGCTGAATTAACTGGAATCTTATCTCAATACATCTCTATGGAGATTGATTTAGAGATCTTAGATATGTTAATCCAAAACGCTTATACTGAAGAGTATTGGTCAGCGGTTAACAACCAAGCAGTAGGAACTTCAGGTGTTACTAATAGTAACTTAGGTTTCTACAACACGCAAGGTGGTTGGTTCCAAACTTTAGGTACAAAATTACAAAAAGTATCTAACACAATCCATCAGTTAACTTTAAGAGGTGGTGCTAATTTCTTAGTAACTTCTCCTACAGTTTCTACTATCTTAGAATCTATCCCAGGATTCGCAGCAGATGGTGATGGCGAGAAAATGGAATACAACTTTGGTATCCAAAAAGTAGGTTCATTAAACAGTCGTTATAAGGTTTACAAAAACCCTTACATGACTGAGAACATTATCTTAATGGGTTACAAAGGTACTCAATTCTTAGAGTGTGGTGCTGTATTTGCTCCATATGTTCCATTGATCATGACTCCATTGTTATACGATCCGGCTACATTTACTCCACGTAAAGGTCTTATGACTCGTTACGCGAAGAAAATGATCCGTCCTGATTACTATGGTAAGATCTTAGTGTCTGGTTTGAATACTATCTAGTATTAATCTACTATACTTAACCCCGTAAGGTTAAAAATTGAGACCTGAGCCCGTAAGCTCGGGTCTCTTTTTGCATATGTATACGCGGTACCAACTAATGCGCGTTTTGCATTTTTTCACTCAAAACCCATTCAAACATGGAGCAATTAGCATTTATTCTACAATGGCATTTTTTGTTAGGTGTAGTAGTTGGTGTAGTGGC